CTGCACCAGACGGGCTAAATGAGTATGCCCGAACGGAGTGGGATAGACTCATGCGTAACGTTTCAAACTTGATACACCCGCAAGATTTAGGACTTTTAGAGATAGCTTGCAGGGCGTGGGGGGTGTATATTGAGTTAGAAAATTCAATGACTTATGTAAGTTCAAGATTTAGCTCTACACCTAATGGCATGACTGTACTTTCTGCCGAAGCTATCGAATCGGGGAGGCAGTTGGCGACATACCAAAAGATAGTTATTCAATTTGGCGCAACCCCTATTTCACGGCTAAAAATTGCAGAGCCTAAAAAAGACGATAAGGCAAAAGACCCAATGGAGGAATTACTTGGTAAAATTGGATGAAAAGTTACAAAAGAGAGGTTGACAAGTATGTAAACGACGTGCTAACAGGTAAAAAAGCGGCTGGCATGGATGTAAAACTTGCTTGTAAACGCTACCTTGACGACCAAATAAATGCCAAATCCAAAGGGTTTTATTTCGACGAACAAGCCGCAAGTATTAAAATAGCCTTTACTGAGACTCTTTGGCTCACAAAGGGCGAAAAGAAGCGTTTTATACTTGAGCCGTGGCAAAAGTTCATTTACTGGAATATCTTTGGCTGGCGATGGATTGCAGACGGAACAAGGCGTTTTAGAGAGGCTTATGTAGAAATTCCCAAAAAAAATGGGAAGGCTTTAGCTCTTGATACTCCTATTCCAACGCCAGATGGATGGAAAACTATGGGGTCATTAAAAGAGGGTGACGCTCTTTTTGATGAAAATGGAAAAGTGTGCCATGTGACATTTGCGACCGATGTAATGTACAATCGAAAATGCTACGAAATGGTGTTTTCGGACGGCACAAAAGTTATTGCTGATGCAGAACACCTGTGGGAGACACAGCCGTATAGAACTGGTAGGGATTGTAGAAAAGATTTTAAGGGAAAGAAAAAGAAGGACTGGTCAAACCTTGACAAACGTATTGTTTTTACTACTGAGAAAATAAAAGAAACTCTTTATTTTGAACAAGGGGTAAAAAAAGATTTGGTTGCCAATCATAGAATAAAGAATTGTCAAGCAGTAGAATACCCTAAAAAAGACTTGCCTGTAAACCCTTATATTCTTGGTTTTTGGCTTGGTGATGGAGATAGTGAAAGCGGCAGAGTTACTATTGGGGGTGCTGATATTGAATTAATAGAGCATATAAAAGCAATTACTCCATTAGGCGTACCCAATATTGATAAGCGAAATAATTGCGGATACTACACATTAGGAGCCTGTGGAAAATCGCAAAAAGAAAGAGACAATTCTATTGCTGCGAGATTAAGAAAGTTAAACTTATTTGGCAACAAACATATTCCAGACCTATACCTTCAATCCAGTATTGAGGATAGATGGGAGTTGCTAAAAGGGTTGATGGATACCGATGGGTATTGCTCAAAAGCTGGACAATGCGAATTTACTACTACTTCCGAATTGCTATGTAAAGGTTTTATGGAATTGTGCCGTAGCTTAGGATTAAAGCCAAGTGTTAAAATAGCAGATAGTTATTTTGAAGGGCGTAGGATGGGATTAAAATATAGAGTTCAATTTTGGTGTTTCTCCGAAAATACATGCTTTAAGCTACAAAGAAAAAAAGATAGGCTAAAAAATGGAAGTGGAGAAAGTAAGCGTTCAAATTACCGTCAAATTGTCGAGATAAACGATGTAGAATCAGTTCCAGTTAGGTGTATTCAAGTAGATTCCCCAAGAAGCCTATTTTTGGTAACAAAGTCATTTATACCTACTCACAATACCTCCTTGGGCGCGGCGGTTGGAAATTGCTGTTTGGTGGCCGATGGAGAGTTAGGGGCGGAGGTTTACGCGGCTGCTTTTACCCGCGACCAAGCAAAAATATGCTATGACGAATCGGCCTCAATGTTAAAACGTCTGGCGGAAGAATCGGCTTATATTAAAACTCACGCACAGTTTAGGGTACACCATTTTAAATTTGGAGACAGATCAAAGTTTGAGGCCGTTAGCCACGATGCCAACAATACCGAAGGGAAAAACGCCCACTGTGTAATTTTTGACGAATACCACGTTCACAAAAATGACGATGTAAAGAACTCTTTGCGCTCAGGTATGGCCGCAAGAAAGCAGCCTTTGTTTTTTATTATCACAACCGCAGGAAGCGATAGAAACGGCCCTTGCTACGAATATAGAAACAGCATTGTAAAGAAAGTACTTGATGGTACAATATCAAACGAAGGGTTATTTGGCGTTATCTATTCAATAGACGAAGGCGACGACTGGCAAGACCCGAAAGTTTGGGAGAAAGCAAATCCTAATTACGGGGTGTCAGTTACAAAAGCGTCTTTGTTATCGGAGTTTGAAGAGGCAAAGGTATCGGGTAGTAAAGAGGTTGACTTCAAAACAAAACACCTTAACGTTTGGACGGATAGCGCGGTTACTTGGATTACAGCCGACGTTTGGGAAAATCCTACAATAATACCACTCGATGAATACCCCGTGGCTTATGGCGGCCTTGACGTGGCCGTAACAAACGACCTTCTAAGCTACTCCGAAGTTTACCCCGTAGAAGGTGGGTTATCGTGGAAGCAATGGGCATGGACTCACGAAGAAAAGTACAAAGAACTTGAAAAGTTAGGGCTTGCAAGTGTTAGGGAGTGGGTTAAGAATGGTATTTTGTTTGTGTGCGAAGGAAACTGCATTGACCTAAACCAAGCAAAGGACTTTATCGTTGAGCGTACCAAGGTTGTAAATCTGCAAAGTATTGCTGCTGACCAAGCCTATACAGGCAATATGTTTACCGATTTAGAGAATGAGGGAATTGTCATGTTTAAAATCAGCCAATCCCCCAGGTTCTTAACTCCGTTTATTCGAGACTTTGAGACGGATATTAAAAAGAAGGTTTTGTTTCACCAAAACGACCCTGTACTTGGATGGATGGCATCAAACGTTCTTTGTTTGGTAAAGGGCAACAACCTAATACTTACCAAGCAAAGCAAGAACACCAAGATAGACGGTATAATGAGCGGACTGTTTGCCCGTACTTGTTGGGTGTTAGCCCCTTACAACTTAAAATCAGAGCCTACGGTTGAGGTTTGGTAGACTTTGATTATTAGAAAAGTTATACAATTTTCGCCAAAAAATGCGCACAAAGCCGATACTTTTCTTAAAAAAGTGATAAAAACCGCTATAAAACGGGGTTTTTGTAGCAGTTTAGTGGCTACAACTTCATTTTATTGAATAACATAAATCCCAAACCAAGCAGAGAAGCAAAAAAACAATGAGGCGCAAAGTAAGAAGCATTTACCAGTAAATTCAAACTCTAACCCTAAAAAGGCAAAGCAAAAGAACACAAACAATGCGGCCAATAGTGGTGCAATAACCACAATAGCCAATGCAAACGAGATTAATTTCTCTGAAACGGAAGCGTTTGACGAAAAAGTAGGTTGTTTCATGGATTTATTGTTTAGTGGTTTTATTTGGGGTGGTTGTTATGCCACCCCGTTAGTGGTTATGCGGTTGCTATCTGTTGTTGCGGATTGTAGAAACTTAACTTTGGATTCATCTTACTGTGAATGAATAAACGCCCTTTTTGCGTCCAAACCATTTGTAATACCGTAAATGGGTCTTTGTTTTTGGGCTGGATTAACTCTGTTTTGGTTTCTGTGTACCCTTTGTCCTGATATTTGGCGTAAAGCACGTAATGGTCTTGGAATTTACGTTGAATACGCATCTCGCAAAGTTTCTTATTGAGTGTTTGTGGCCCCATTCCAAGTTCTTTTGCAATGTCGGTCGTAGTGTAGCAGTTTTTGGCCGTCAGGATAATATCAACTACTTCTGCTTTTGGTGCAAGTTTCTTGTTTTCGGCCTCCAATCGCAAACGCTCTGTTTCTGATTCGATAGCCATTTGCAGAATATCGAGCCTTGATAGGCTTGCTAAATCTGGCTTTGGCGTTTGGGTTGCATCCATCTTTTCGAGTTTGGCAACAACGGCCTTGCGGACAAACTTAGATTCTCTAACAAGCACCTGAGTAGCTTGCGTTTTGGTAAGTTCGTACATTTCATAAGTTTGCCCATTCTGTGGATGAATGTAGGGGGTATGGGAAATTTTTCCCTGACCTATCTCCTCCTCAAATTCATCCCGAATAACTTTTAAAAGGTCGGCGTGGCGAACTTCTGAACGATTACCCTCTTCCTTGCGAAAGATATTTATTTCGTCTACCAATTGTAAACTTGTGATTGATGTGTGTTTTACTAAGTTGCTCACTTTATTTTAGTGTGTAAAAAAGATTTTTTGATACTCAACTCTAACCCGCGTACTAATCCCAAATGGGAAACCAAAGCGAACCTAACGAAGAAGTAGTAAAACGTGGAAGGAATAAAAAAGAAACC